TTCTCAAATGAGCGCATTGCACCTAGACCTAACATGCCCATAAGGACAGGCATCATAGTCTCTAGTGGTACTAAAGGTATAACAATGTCTACTTCTGCTAGAGCCAATACAAAGTTAGAAAACGGAATTGTAATGAAGTTACCAAACATGCCTAATCCGCATGTCCAGCCAATGAAGGGTCGCCATCCAGAAACAAATAAACTAGAGTGTCCTGCCTCTACTTTGTTTACTTCTAGCTGACCTTTAGCTAACTCTTGAGCATGACGCTCAGACATGGTAGCAATCTCATGAGCTAAAGCATTCTTCTGGTCTTTGTCCTCAATAAACTTATCAAGCAAGCCTGTTACTGGCCCGACCAAACTAGCTACTATGCTCATACTTAGCTACCTCAATAAAACTAGGGGCCACCGTAGCAGCCCCCAGTTAAATGATTGTTACTTAGGAACAACCAAAGTTACACCTGACTCAGGACGAAGTACGTTTACACCGTACAAAGTATCTGAAGTAAACAGGTTAGCCAAGAACTCTTGCTTGTACTGAGTCTGAGAGCGAACGCCCAGTTGTTCAGCCATTACAATTGCATCCTTCTGGAGCAGCAAGGCACCCAGAGAGTCTACAGCAGAAGCAGAGTTATCAGCAGCAGTTTCAACAACAGGGCAGTTAGTGCTAACAAATACGTCAATGCCGTACAGTTGACCAATCTGACCACCAGTTACCTGACCGTTGTTTACGAAGTCAGAGCTTACGTAACGATCAATACCCATGATGGTGTTGCGAACTGAAGGAGGAATAACGAAGCAACGATTTTCCATAGGAACATCAGCATCGTCTAGCTTCTGGATCAGGCCACGAAAACCAGCATCAGTAAATACGTCAGCAGTCGTTACCGTGTCAGCCGTGTAAGTAGACAAACCGTTAGTAGCGTCTACGAAGAACGTACCACCGTTGTTCAGGTAGGTCGTAGAAGACGTACCAGCAGAACCAAGGCCAGTAGCCAAGCTGTGCAGGTCGGTGTCAACTTGCTTCGCCAAAGCGTAGCCAGCGTCTTCCGTGTAGAACTGACGTAGTGAGCTAAGAGCCTGTACGTCGGTAATGTCTTCAATCAGACGTGAGTATTCAAAGTGCTTGTCAATAGCAATTTGCACTTCGCCTTCAGTAGCGTTCTGTACCGTTACAGCAATGCCTTCTGCTTTAGCGTGTGCATCGCCACGAACAGGCTTAGGTACATGGATCGTGTCGCCTTTCTTGCCAGACATAGACATCTTCTTGACAAGGTTTGCCAATACGAGGTTCTTCTGGTAAGCGGCAACAATCTCGTCACTCCAAATTTCTGGAATAAAAGTAGCTGCGCTAGTGTTGTCAACGAACCCGCCATTAGCGGGATATGTGGAATCAGTCATAATAAATATCTCTTTTTAAGGTTTTATTACCGAACTCTCTTTTCTGCATATGCCTTCATAATCTCTGGTTGTAGAGCAGCATAACGATCAGGGTCGGTTCTCATAAGGTTAATAATGTCTGCGCGTCTATAGATCTTCTTAGGGGCTGATTCGTTACTACCACGAGCATTGCCTGTGGAAGCCGCTTTAACTGCTTGCTTACGGGATTGCTCCTCTACAGCGGCAGTTTGCTGTACAATGTTCTGTCGCTCTTTCCATAAGCTAAATAGCTCATCAGCGGCTTCACTATCGTACTGCTGGTCTGCTGCCACAAACAGCTTAGTCCTAACATTGGACGCTTTAATCCACTCAGCAAAGTTAGCATCTTGCAAGATCTGTTGCATGTCAGGATGCTTACGTTGTAGCTCTGCCATTGCGGTACTTGCGCGATACTGTTGTGTGAGTGCTTCAGCTTCCTTAATCTTAGGATGGTTCTGAATCGCCCTATCTACAGCCTTATCAGGGTCTGTAAACCAATCTACTTCTTCGTCTTGTTGGGGTGCTTCTTTAGTATCTTCTGTGAGTTGTGTCTGGATATACGTATCAACAACCTTACGTAGCTCACCTACTTCAGAACTCTGTCGGCCCAATAGCTTCTCAGCTTCTTGGTGCATCTGTACAAGTTCTTCAGCAGACTTACCTTTGTACTTGTCGGGGATCTCAGGTTCCTGTGGTTCAGGAGTTTCCTGTTCTTCCTCTACTTGTGCAAACATATCTAGTTGTTGTTCGTTCTCTTCTTGGTTGTCCTGACGCTCAGGTTCAATAATCTTAGCCATTATTAACTCCGTACCTTAGTATTGTGGAGATGTTTAGTATGAAGGTTCTCACAGATAAGTTTCACTTATTTAGGAGGTTTGCCTTCGTTCATGTGCCATATGGTTTTCTCGACGTTTAACCCACCTATCGTGTGCATCAGGGAAGTCTCCGCTAATGCCTTCAAGGTTAGATCTCACTGGGGAGATAACACGTTTAGCGTCCAAGCCACAACTGCACCTAGAAGTTGTGACATCAGACTTAACTAAATCTTCAAACAGATTGCCACAAGGACATCTAAAATCAAACAATCTCATCGTTAGCTTCTTCAGAGTCTTCTGATTCTGCTTGTTCTTGAGCGTTCTCAATCTGTGCTTCAAGATTCAGTACTGTTGCTAGGATAGCTAACTGACCTTTGCGGAAGTTCAAGTTATCATTATCCGTAGTCATTTCTACTGAGTTGATTTGTCCAACATTACCTTGTAGGTCAGAGATTAACTGTTTCCAGCCTTCTGATCTAAACATAGCAAAGTAATTGTTAAAGTATGTTTCTAACTCTTGAGTCATCGTATTTTACCTTTGTTAAAGAATACTTGTGTACACTAATGTACCTATACATTATAGCATACTTTGACTCATTTGTCAAGTGTTATTTTGTTAAATATGAAATTAAAAGAGCTAGGCACATAGGTACTAAAAATACCAGTACACCTACGACAGCACCTATCTCTCTAACATCCCTCCAAAACTTCTTCTTAGCTGCTGCTGCTCTAGCTAACTCTAGTTGTTTAGCCTTCCTAGCTGCCGCCATAGCAGCCATAGCTTCGTTGTATAGCTGCCCGTTACCGCTAACTGTAAAGAGATCTTTGATCTCCTTCATAGTCTCTTGTATTTGTTTCTTAGCTAGTGCAGCTTTGACAGCATCTCCTTCAGAGAGTTTGCCTTCATTCTGCGCTCTAGCTAACTCTACTTCTGCACCTCCAAGAGTAGATAAAAAAGCAGAGATACTTGAGATGTCATTGGTAGTCTCAGCTACACGCTTGATAGCGGAGGTAGCTACGTTGACACCAGCAACAATTGCGCTTATCTCTGCTATCATTGTTAGCGGCCCCTACGTCCGCCAATAGTCTTAGTTCGTCGGTTTTTAGGTGTAGCTCTTCTACTATTCTTAGGCGGACGGCCTACTTTATTTCCGTATGTTCCTTTACCGTATGGCATGTTACTTTCTCCTAGTTCTTGTCTTACGAGCTAGTGTTTGATTAGCTCTCATGGACTTAGCACCCTTACACTTCCAACGCTTACGTGATAAGTTATTGGGTGTGTTAGGATCATTCTGCTTCTTTTTAGGAAGACGTTTCTTGATACCTAGTGACCTAGCACAGTAGCTGTCGCCCTTACTGGTTCCCGGCCTAACTCTGGGGCCACCGTCTTTAGCTTTCCCTGCCTGACCGTAAGAGACTCTCCTGCCGCTGGAAGTCACTTTTACTTTTGCTTTACCTCTACGTGGACTAGGCACTACGCCGCCTTCTTGTTCGGTAGTTTCTTAACATTTTTTGCCTCTAACTCTTTAATCTTAGCTTCTAGTTCATCAAACTTTTTGTTGACTTGATCTACTATTTGAGTTAGTTCTGTACGTGTTACGACCATAAATTTATCCTTGTCTCAGTTGGAGGGGTTGCTGTGGTTGCACAGGTTGCGCGGGTTGTTGGCGAGACTGATTTCTTAGGTCAATCTCTTTTTCTTTCAAGAATGTCTGAGCAACACGCATACGACGCTCAAACTCCTTGTCATCTTGGTCTCCGGCTTGCAAATTAGCTGTGACTGCCTTAATCTGGTCAATCTGTAGCTCCTGTGGTGCAAGCTGTGTCTCTACAGCAATCTTCTGCGCTCTAGCCTCAGACTCTACTGCCTGACCGTTTAGTGCTGCTGTCTGTGACTGCTGGAATGCCATCTGTGCCTGCTGGACAGCTTGTTGCATCTGCTGCTGTTCAGGTGTAGGCTGTGATGCTTGCTCTGCCTGAGCCAGCTTAGTCATCAGTTCTTCACGGTTAGACAGGTTCATGTTGTCAATGATTGACTGAATCAACGTGTTGTACAGTGGAGACTCTTGAGACATCGTTTGAAGTAACTGTACAAGTTGTGTTACTTCGTACTCACGAGCAATAATGCCTAGAGTAGACGTAGTGTTAAACTTGTAGTCCTTAACAGGATAGTTCTCTGGGTCAAACTGCATGTAACGACAAGCAGCCATCTTAACAAAAGGAATCAAGAAGGACTGTTGGAAGTTAATCAAGGTACGCTTGTGACGCTTGATAATTGCACCAAGAGACATACTGATACCAGCAGCCGTAGAGTCACCGTTGATACTGCCGGGGATACCAGCGGAGTCAATAGCGCCTGTAGACATCTGCACCATCTTCTGTAGTTCTGCTGCCTGAGCAAATGTAATCTGACTAACCTGACCAAAGTTGAATGGGTTAATGACAGACTTAGGGTCGCC